TGAGGTTGTTGAACTTCTGTTTCTTTTCTTTTTGCATATAGCTCTTGTTCAGCTTTTGCTTCAACAAATCTAGCTTGTTTATATGCATATTCAGAAATTAAAGATTGAGCTTCTACTTCAGCATTGATATCTCCAGCTTCTCTTGCTGCAGCTAGTTTTGCTTTTGCAGATTCTAAACCAGATTTAATACTATCTTCTGTAGTTTTTAATAAACTTGGTTCCATCTTAGAAAGTTTTTGCTCTGCTTTTTGTTTCTCAGTTAAAACTGATTTAGCATAAGTTAAAGCTTCATCTTTCTGACGTTCTGCTTCTCTCCATTTTTTAGTCAGCTTAGCTATTCTTTTTTGAACACTATCTGAATAATCTTGAAGTTCATCTTTTTTTGGTTCTTCTGTTTTTTCTTCAGAAACATTTTCTTCCGTTTTAGTTTCTACTTCAGAAGTTGTTTCTTCTTCAACAGCTCTTACTGTTGGTTCTTCTTTTACTTCAGGTTGTTCAATTTCAGCTGAGTCTTTTTCTTCAGCTATATCGACGTCCATTGCTGGCCCTGATGTATCGATATCGACTTTATTATTATCTAAGTCTGGCATAGTTTCCTCCTAGTGTTACTATGATTAATATTGATGAAGTATATCTTCGGGTTTATCGATGGTTGCTAAAACTTCATCATCATTTAGCAATCTTACTTCCCCACCATCTATCTGTATTCTTGATCCAGCGTATCTTGCAAAAATTACCCAGTCACCTTTTTTACACCAGGCTCCTTCAGGAAATTTTTCTTTGTCATAACAATGTGGTCCCATTGCTAAAACTAAACCACAAGTAGAACCTACTTGTTGTCTTTCTAAAGTATCTTGTCCTAAATATAATCCACCTTTAGTTTTTTCTGGCATTTTAAATGGTAGAACTAAAAGTCTCCATCCAGTAGGTGCAGGTAATTTACTTGATTCTTTTTTCTTTAGACGTTCATAACCGTCTACTTCTTTTTTATGGTCTTCTTCGTATTTATCTAATAATGCAGATTTAACTTTTGGGGCTTCCGAAGTCGACGACGTTTTCTGGTCTTTCAGTATCATTTTTTTTCTCCTTCTTAGGGTTTAGCAGGGCTGATATCTCCTGTGATATTCTTAAATAGGCGTGTGCCTGTCCCATCATATACTTGTATTTTTCCATATTGTCAATACCACCACCAATCATGTTATCACCAATACTTACATAAGACTCTTTTAAGAATTTTTGTAGTTTATTTAATATTATTAATTCTTCGTTTTGCATGTTTCTTTCTCCTTTTATTTAATAAATTAACTCTTGAATTCCAACACCATTCAGTTATTTTTATAACACCTGTTTCAACAAATGAAATAGCATCATCTAAAAAACCAAAAAATCTATAAACTATTTTATCTAACACTTCCACCTTCTTCTAGCCTGACGTAGTCTAGAATTAGGATCTTTTGCAGCCTTAGGAAATTTTTTCATTTGTCCTGCACTTCTTGCACAGTATGACTTTCTACGGTTTGCAGCTTTTGATCCCGGTTTCACTTTACCAGTCACGGCTGTTTTTAATTTAGAACCTGGGTTTTCTCTTCGGTATCTAGCAACACCTGCTTTAGTCATACCTGCACCAGATTCAGTTTTTCTAAAATATTTTTTAGTTTTAGGTGGTTGTTTATCTTGTCTTCTCATTAAATTTTTTGCATCCTTGGATCTGTTGATAAAATATTTTTTTCTGCTTTTGGTCTTGCAACAGAGTCTCTACTTCTTTTTCTAAGTTGTGCAATAGCAGATTCTTTTAATGCTTTTTCTTTTCTTAATTTTTGTAAATCTTTTTCTAAATTCATTAAATCATACCTTTATAATATTTTCCATAAGATGGATTATTTAAAGTTACTCCACCATAATTAGAATTAATTGCTGGTCCAGTATATCCACCCATAGCTTTTTTATTTCTTTTTGTAAATGTTGCAACGTTAGTTGGTTTACCGCCCGGGTTACCTGCAGCTCTTTTTCGTTTGACAGCACTCGCCTTTTGCGACTTTGTCATCCGTGTGGCTTTTGCAAGTGGAACGCACTTCGGATATTTTCTCTTGCTCCCTTTGCTTCTTCCGCAAGGTTGATATTTGCCGTCTTTCTTCGGTGCTCCAATGTCTACCCATTTCTCCGATACCCATTTTCTTAAACCACCTTCTGCAAAATTTCTACGCACAACTTAATCTCTTTTTTCTAGCCATGCCAGCCATCAAACCACCACCTGCAGCTTTTTTACGACTGCCTTTTTTACCACCTGGTGTTATTTTACCTGAGCAAACTCCTGAAGCATACATGTTTGCATAAGCTGAAGGATATACCTTAAACTTTCTTTTTGCTGCAGCTTTTCCTTTTGCACAGAGTTTGGCCATTATTATTTTTTACCCTTCATAGCCATCATCATCATTGATGGTTTTTGTTTTTTAGTTTTTTTCTTTTTTGATTTTAATAATTTAAAATCTTCTGCGGAAATTTTTCCGTCTTTATTTGCATCAAGTTTAGCTTGACCACCTTTTAGAAAATAACTTCTTCTATTGGGTTGAAATCTTGGATTGCTCATTATTTTTTTCCTCCTCTAAATATTTGTGTTCCCTTTATACCATAAATACTCGCCACGACAAGGATCCATAAATTTGTAAACCAGGTCGGGAGCGACTGGAAATGCTCAAAGAAAACTTTTATTTTGTCCATAGCTTGTACGTCGTCAGAAAAGACTCCATACGCCAAGACCAGAATTGGAAGTGTCAATATTATGAGAACCGCCTCGTCCTTATAATCTGATTGTCTTGCTTCTAGTAATTTACCTTGGTAAGCTTCCTCACCTCGAGCTTGACGCTCTGCATGTAGCAATTGTGCGTCTGACATTGCCACTTTTGCTTTTTGTTTGTTAGCGTATATCTTACTTCCAGCAGAAACGGCTAATTTAATTGCCTGAAACCACATGTTAGATCCATCTAGCTTTTTTAGACTTCTCTTTCAGCATTCTTTTAGTGCCTCTTACTTCAACTTCTTCACCTTTTGAGATGTAGTTGAAAGCACCATCAGCTGTTGTCTTAGATCTTGGGTCAATTTCAAGATTCATCTTGTCTTCTGACTTGATCTCAACAATTTTATCTAATTTTTCCATAATTTTTCTCCTTAGTTGGTTTATAGTAACCTTTTTTTAGTATTTTGTCATTCTTATTCGTTTCCACTACGAATAATTTCGACATTTGGCATCATATCTTTTGCATTGGGTAAAGTTTTACTCAAAACAGTTTTTTGAATTGATGTATCAGCTCTTAAATTTGCTAAATCTTCGTTTTGTTCAAGTTTTTCTTCTTGATTTGACTGATTCATCATTGCTTTCATCTTATCAAGGTTAATTCTCTCTTGATCTTGTTCTTTTCTACGTTGATTTTCCATTGCTCTAAGGTCTAATTCTCTTGATCTTAGTTTTGCAATAGGATCATTGTCGAATTGTGAAGTAATTTCCTTTTCTTCCTTCATAAATTCTTCCATCATCTCTGCAATTAACACTGCTTTTCTTCCTTCAATCTTCTGAGTAAGCATTTGAACCTGTTGTTGTAGCGCAGGGTTCTGTTGTGCCATTTGTTGCATCTGTGCAAGTTGTGGTAATTCTTGTTGGAACTCTAATTCAATCTGTTCTTGAGACATTAAACTAATATGTTCAAAAATATTTTTCTCTAAACTTGCCATAATCATTGGATTGTTTCTAGCAATGTTAGTTGCCATGAAATTTAAGTGAGCTGTAATGTGAGCTCTGTGATCTTGACCAGGAAAAGCTTGAAATTGTTTACCAGCTAACGCATCAATGTGTTCTAACGCCGGATCTTTTGGCATAGGTTGCATTGGTTTAATTAAAACTTGATCAATATTTTTTACACCTAATGCTTCATACATATTTCTATAGGCTGCATATAGATTATGCATTTGTGGATTAGATGATGCCAGTTGCAACTCAGTTTGCGCGAGGGAAATACGCTGAGTTTGTGAAAAGATGTTGGGATCCGCAACTGGCAATATATCTACTCTATCATCAAAGTCAGTTTGTTTAATCATTCTTTGACCCCCAACTACATCATACGGATATTCCGGTGGTAGATATAACTTGAATACTCTAGCTAGTAATTTAAATTCTTGTTTAAGAGCAGAGTAAATTCTTTTGTGAATAGCAGACATAGTTCTACTTCCTCTTTCAAGAAGAGCAACTGTTGTTCCAACTGCTGCTTGTTGATTGCCATCACCAACTTGTAAATCTGCAATCGATGCAAACCTTTGACCAGCATTAACTACAATACCCATTAAGTTTAATAATGTAGCTGATGGTTCTTTAAATGGTAACATCATAAATGAATCTCTTAAATTTCCACCTGGTGCATCTACATCTCTAAACTCACCTGGTTGAATTGATTGTGCATCATCTCTAATTCTAATACCACGCATTTTAAATCCTGCAGGTAAATTAGATAAAGTTCCTGCATCTAATAATTGTCTTAATGCAGAAGTTGCAGTTCTTGATAATCCACCAATCATGTGAATTAAACCAAAACCATAAAAACCTAAACCTGGTAAAAATTTAAAGTGTACAAAATAATTAATTTTATTTTTTAATGCATCACCTATTTCATAGTTTCTTCTAATAGATAAAACTTCACGTGAATTTTCTTCAAGTGTTACAATGTATGGGACTTTAATTCCTGATGGCTCACCAGTCTCTTGATTTACATCTTCAAATCCTTCTAAGTCTAAATCAATATGACACTCTAATAATGTATAAACATCTTCGTTTGCAGTTCTTGTTACTCCTTCAAGTTCTCTTTCTTTTTTTTCAATTTCAGTTTCTTTGTCTCCAGGTTTTCCTATTTCTATATCTTTATAGAATCCACCAACCTGTTGTTTTCTTAAATCGTTTTCAGAAATTTTTACACGATGAATAATTGCTTCCGCATCATCTAATGAGGTAGCTGTGTACGGAACAATTAAATCATCTGCAGGAACAAATTTAGAAACTGCTCTTTGTTCCATATCGTCATAGTAGACTTTTTTAAAAGCAGAACCTGCTAATGGTAAGTTAAATAATAACTGATCAAAATCTGGTTCATACTCTTTCATTTTTTCCATCAACTCGTAGTTCATGAAATCTTTTACTCTAGTTGCTTGTTGAGTTTTTTCTGGAGTTGGTACACCTATAGTTTGTGTTCTAACTGGTCCATCTGCCGGAAGTAATTCTTTATAAGCTAATGCTTGAAACTGTGTTACTGCTTCTGCTAGTACTGGGTGTGTTGCACCACTAGCTCCTGAAAAAGGTTCTGTTCTATTATTATATTTAAAACCTAAAAGGTCTAAACCTTGTGTATAAGTTTGTGCCCAATCTTTTCTTGAAGAAGTATAGTCTTGATACTTACTAGATAAATCTGATGCTAATCTTCCAAGTACATCATCAGGTAAAAATTCTGCTAAGTTTGCATAATGTTCATCACCACCTTCAGGTGATGCTGCAGCAGGATCAAGATTTATATCTACTGATCCATCTTCGTTTTCTGAAACTTCGACGTCGTCAGGTGATTCTTGAACTGCTTGAACTTCTTCAATTATCTCTTCTTGAATTTCTTCTTCACCAGGAACATTAACTGTTTTTCTGACTTCGTTTGGAAGTGCTTTGTCTATATCTGCCATTATATTTTTTCTCCGTAAGTTTTATCTGTTTAACACCATTATAGTTAATATTCAACCCCTGAGGCATGGGCCCTGATTCCGGAGGAATTGTTCTGGTAAGCCTTTTAGTCATTACCAAATCTTTTAAATAATTCTTGTCCTGGTCCTAAGGCAAATTCTTTATATGACATTCTATCATCATAACCACCTTTACCACTGAAGAAATAATCTCTCATCCATTTTTCAGATTTAGGCATTGTGCCATCTCCTTGGTCTTTTCTTGTTTCCTCCATAGCTTTTTTAACTGCCTGACCGAATTCATAACCATCGTCCATTAATTCCTCTACTCTTCTTCTAAGTTCTGCATCAGGATCCAGGGAGCCTATACCAAATTGTGCTCTTCCACCATCGGCTAATTTTACCGGATTAAATTTATCACCTAAATATTCTCCACCTCTATATGCCAATCCCATTAATCCCCCTGAATCAATAAAAGGAACAGCTCCATCAAAATCATAAGTGCCACCACTATATGTAAAATCTCCGGTGTCTGCTTTTTTAAAACCAGTACCACCCATTGTCATAGCAGTCGAAAAAGCAATTGGATCTTTTAAATCACTTAGATTAAATTGAGTTCCATAATCACCATAACTCAATGTTCCTGTATCTTCATTTTTTTGATTTGCTAAATAATTTAAGTAATCCATTTGTGCTTTTGTATTAATTACTTGAGTTGGTTTTGTTGGATCAAAAGGATTTCCAAACAATCCACCAATAAGATTTAAAGGAACTGTTCCCATAGCTTTAATTTTATCAAGAACACTTGTTTTAGGTTTAGGTGGTGGATTATTATTTCCTCCGTCACCTCCTCCTCCAAAACTAACATTGGTTTGTTTTCCTCCAGAGTCTTTTCTTGATTCAGAATAACCTCCTCCAAGATTACCACCTAAAAATAAATCAACACGTCCACCATCAGCAAATTTTTTAAAATACATTTCTGCAAATTTATCTATATCCATGCCAGTTGCTTCAAGGCCTCCGGCTTTAATATAAGCTTCTGTAACCATTTTATTATATGCAGTGTCTCCACCTTCTAAGAAATTAACTCTGCCACCAGTTGCATATCTCTCAAGTTCATCTTCATACTCTTTTATTCTATTAGTTACCTTTTCTCCTGTTTCACCAAATAATGGTTTAACAATATCTAGATATTCATCTACACTTAGTTCTCCATTTTCATATGCTTTTTGTGAAAACATACCAACTAAGTCAACAAAAGTTTTTGGAGCTAAAGTGTTAACAGCTGCTTCCGTGTTAAGCATGTCTAACATTGGTTTAAATCTTTTAGGTTTTTTAGGTGGAGCTTGATCAGGCACTACAGGACTCCTGCGATACCGCCCATAGCTAGTTTTTTCTTTTCTTTTTTTCTTTTCTCAATTAATT